ATTTTCGCAAAGTCAGGTAAACTATGACCGGCAGGTGCCGTTCAAAATAACTGAGAAAAATGACTTTCAATTTGAAGCGAAGTCTAGCGCCAGCACAAACGAGGTATCCATTTTTGTGGAAGCGGTACTTGTCAAACGCAGTTAATTAAGGAAATCAAATGATTACAATAGATGACGTTGAATACTCAGAAGAAGAAATGACCTATGAAGCCAAGATCAGGGCGCAGCGCATTTCTCAATTGAGGGAGGAGCACATTAACCTAGTGTTAAGGCAGCAAGAGGTGGAGCAGTCTATTACTTTCCACGCTGGCTGCATCAAGAAAGAAATGGAGCCAGACGAAGTGGAGCCAGAAGAACACTAGGCTTATTGTTTCACGTGAAGCACTAAGTCAAAGTTGCGGGGTGAGGCCAAGACGTCCTGCCCAGCAACTTGTGGATTTCATGACGCTCAACGCCTAGATTGTTGGCTATCTCAGTTACTCCCGCGCCTTTTCTTTGCATCTGATAGATCTCATGCTTTCTGGCAATCGGGAAGTTAGGGTGCTGAACTGCCAGCAGCCTTTCGTGTATGTAAGACTGCCGCAGGTTTGTCTGCGCTTTAATTGCTGCTAGAAAATTATCCATTTGGGTGGTTCCCTCTATCAACGCAGTCATAGCACCAGATCATCTGTTTCTCACTGACTGGGAAGCTGCTAGTTTCTCTTGGCCCCGCAGAGCCTTGCTTGTGGCATCTAGGGCATTGAATGATTACCTTGCCTGCTACAGTACAATACTCAAGTTGTATAGGATTTTTGCCCGTCCGTAAAATCCACTCTTCTACTGTTTCTTTCACGCTTGCGCCCTTATGACCTTCAGACCAATTGTTGAATATGCGCCTTGCATGTGATGATCTGCTAAACCTGAGTTGATAACGTCGTCAACTATGCGCTCATGCCAATCCTGTACGCCGTCTGGACGTTTAACCGGAACCCCGTTGTACTCTATGCCTAACAGGTGCTCAAACAGCCTACAGGCGATTTCTTCGTTTTGGGCCGTGTCACGGACAACGCTACCAACTTCAGTTTTGGTATTGTTTAGCGCGTTGAGTTTAGTTCTGATTTGCTTGGGTGATGGGAAGCTATCGAGTTCCTCAGTCAATTGGCCTAGCGCCTCCCTCATTGTCTGCGCGTGTTCTTTGCCAAATGCCTCATAGTGGACTTTGCCTAGCTCTGGCCAATCTCGTTTCTTAAAAGGGTGAAGGGCGAACCATGCGCCATAAAGTTGTGTAAATTCTTCTTTTTCCATTATGCGTTTTTCCCTATTAGTGTTCTTGCTTCAGCTTTGGCACCGCCCTCGCTCTGCTGTCGAGCCTCGATGAACCTGCCGGTTGTTGTTCTCACGCCCCAAACATTAGGTTTATGAGCGAACCTAAGATAACCAAAACTGTACTTCCCTAGCCAGCCTCTAGCAATAAAGTTGTCCAAAATACTCACCTCCTTATCGCCATCTGGCTTTTGTGGGTCGATATTATCTGCAAGCAACTCTTTTGCTCGTTCGCGTAGTTGCCTAGCCATCTCTAGGCTAAAAGTCGGGTATCTGCCGAAGTGCATATTGTTGCGGCGTTTTGATATAGGTCGTTGGTAGTTAAACAACCAGAACTTCTTGCCGTTAGGTTTGACTGAAAGGTACAGCCCACCCCCATCGCCTAGCTTGTATTCACTAGAGCGCGGAGTAGCTTGTTCTACTTCAGTTGGGGTGAGAGGGTTTGTGGTGTTAGCCATAGAAAGACCGCTTACGCGGCCTCCGTTTTATAGATTACTGTAGAAACGGACATTCGTATGCCCTCCCAACCTGTTTGAGCGATCCTCACCGCTGTTGCTTTTTGAGCGCGGGTAGCCTTGATGCCCAGTTCGTCAGCGGCAAATTCACCAGCTTCTTCGAAAGCTCGATTCCAGCAGCAACTAAACTCGTAACAAGTTAAAGCGGCCTCTGCCATTTGCTGAATTTCCCACTGTGATAAATATGCTGTTTTCATTTTTTTCGTTCCTTCTTGTTAATGTGGAACTATTATTAAACATTTCTTTTACTATGTAAAGCATTTATTTAAGTTATTTGGTTTGAGACGGTTGAGACGATTGAGGGGTTGCGGCAGTTGATTGCGTTGATGCTGAAATTCCCAGCCGGACATACTTCACCCAATCTATTTCTCACAGGAGGAACTCCTAAGACTGACCCTGCCGCTGGCCTGTCTAATCTACCGGCCCTCCAAGTTTACATTAGAACGGTATATCTTCTAGTCCGTCATCTGCTGCGCCATAAGCTGGCAAAGGTTGAGCAGAGGGGGGTGTGAAGGTCGGCATCTGCGGCATACCGCCGGCAGGTTTCCAGTCATTCACCTGAGCGTACCACTTGCCGCTTTTTCCTTCTTTCACATCGAGGTTTATCCACTCACCCTCTTGAGCAGCTACCCAGCGCATAAACTCCTCACGCTTTAAGCTAACACTACCTTTCACAAAATCTGGCGCGCCGGCTCTTGGTGCCTTAACAAAAAATCCATCAACAAACTTATTATCCATTTTTAAAACATCCTCATTGCGATTGCGGTTGAAACCGCTGTGACTATTGCTGTGACTGAAACCATACCCGCAACCTGCATAGGAAAGGGTACAGTAAAGGCCGATAGAGGCCTTAATTCTTCTGTTTCAGGCGTTTTTGCGGCTGGGGTGGGTGATACTGAAGGCTTGAAAGTAACAGGCTCAATTGCGACCTTCCCTCTCTGGTTAAGCATCTCAACTTGTATGTCGCGCTGGTTCCTTAATGTCTCTGATCTGATATCGAACTTGCGTCGGTCTTCTTGCGAGAATTCTATCCAGTGTCGTTGCCGCATATTTTGCAGGCAGGTAATTATTTGCTTTGATGTAACTGGGTGCCCCATCTTTCGCATCTCTTCAGCAATCGTGCTTCGGCTCATTGGGCCTTTCGTTTCTAACAGGTCGAACACCTTTCGTGAAAAGCCTATGTTTTTTGGTCTCATAGCCATTTTATTTTCCTAGTTTTTTTATAAATGAACGAACATTGCTTGGCAGTTCTGCCCACACCGCAATTTTCATGTCTGAATCTTTCGATAGTTCATCGACTAGATGTTTCAACCCAACAACATCACCTTTGTTATTCGCGTATATCAAACCGTCCACATACTTTTTGCGCTTATTTGCGTCTACAACAATGCCTTCCTCCTGAATCACTGTCGCAACAACTGATTGAGGTTTACGACCAGTGCTATTTGCAGGGGGTGGGTTAGCTGCTGCCGCGTTTCCATCGTCATCTTCAGATGCAGAAATTCCACAAGCTACCGCCAATGAGTAACGTTTTGCATAGGTCATGCTGCTGCCCAGACCTTGTGCGTTGGCTTTATCTACTGGAACAACCACTACGCCCGTGGATAACTTCTCATCGCCTTTGCAAAAGACCGTCTCTATACCTACACCCGCATCGACGGGGTGAGAGATCTGCATGAAAAAAATGCCGTTTGCATTTAGGGCTGGTTTCACTGCGTCAATGACTGACTTCAGGCTGGCAAACTTTGACTTCCACTGCGGGTTGATTTGGTCTAGCTGCGCGTGAGTCATTTCTGACTGCGCTTTAACTAATGACTCTATGAGGTTGGTTTCTTTCATGATTTTTCCTTTTGGTTAAGTTAGCCCCGCCTGTTCGGTCACGCCGACGGGAAAACGCTAATGGGGAGAGGAGGTTCCCTGACCTATTTTTCCCTCTGCACTGCATCCATTAATTTTTGCAATGCTTCAAACCGCTCAACCGTGTTGACTGGCGGCAGATCGTTTTCTAGGTAACGCTTGGCTAGCTTCTGCGGTGTTTCGTATACCGTGAGGCTGTCTAGCAACTGCAAGCAATCATCAAAACCTAATTCTTCTTTGAACATTTCCGATTTGACCTTACCCATTACAGCACCTCCACTATGCAAGCGATCTCTTGGTCTTGCTCATAAATCCAATACTGCTGAGCGGGGTTGCTTTCTAATACGTCAGCTTGAACCAGCTTGTCTCTATCGCCTTGCACTTGCAGAATCTCCCAGTTCATGTTTTCTAACCACCAATCGGCAAGCTCTTGCATCTCTGTGCGGCTGTCGGCAATGATTCCGTTCTCAAATGAATGTAGATCTTCGCCGTCTTTCAGGCCGTAGAAGTGAACGCTGAATTTGCGGTCATTGTCAGCAACGCCGCCTAGATCACAGACTCTGCAAGCGATGATGTGATGGCCTTCATCTTCTACCTGAAGCATAGGTTCATTGCATTGGCTGCAAGCGCCTAAGTCTCTGGCGTACCATTCGGGGTGGTTTAATTCTCTTTCGGGTAAATTCATTTTTGTTCCTCTTTATTAAGTGAGGGGGTTATTGAAACATTATTTGCCATGAAAATAAACCTTTTTTTCACGTTTGTTTTGGGTTAGTATTCGCGCTCAATAGGGAAATCAAACTTTCTGGATTTCCTTGCACTAAGGAAAGAATCATGGAACCTAGTCTTTACAATAAAATTGTTGAATCAGCCACTGGTGGTAACCAGTCAGAATTGGCGCGACAAGTTGGCATATCACCGCAGCTTTTAACGCTATGGCGAAAAAGCCGAATCCCCGCCCACTACGTTGTGAAGGTTTGCAGATTAACAAATGGCGAAGTTGAGCCTTTTGATGTGCGCCCTGATGTATTTTTAAGTGAATGGAACGTATAAAGTGGATATCCATAGGCTGAATCGACACTCAGTTGTGGTAAAAAGTTTTCGCTCTGTTTAGAAAAACAGCAAAGGCCAGAAATGGTGCGGTTGGTTGAACCGTTGAGCAGAACGACCAAAAGACAATTCAACAGAAATCTGCGCGCATTAGTGGGGCGCGAAATTGAACACCCGTTAATGGTGGCATAAATCCTCCCTCTCTTTTTT